ATATCCTAATTTTAATTTATCAAAAAAATAAGTTACAAAACAATATTATGGAAGAACCTAAGCTAATAGATTCTTCATATAAAATCACTAAACTTAACTACTTCTCTTTCATCCATTATTTTCTGAGTTATAGCAGTGTGTTTTTCATACATAAATTTATTAATATTTTCTATTAACTCACTACCTACCCGACTAAAATCATACTCATCACCGAAATACATTTCTATAAGTTCTTCAGGAGTTAGTTTTTTCATCTCTTCTTTAAGATTAAAGGTTAGTGGAACTTGTTGTTCTATAACAGGTTCAACTATTACTTGTTGTGATTCAACTATTTCTTCAACTTCAACATTGTTATTAAAGTCTTCAGGTGTAGCTGTATATATACGGTTACTATCTTCTTCAGATTTAGGTTTAATTATAATACTATCTAAATCTAGAGTATTCATTCCTGCTAATGCCATTTTAAATCCTTTATATTTATTTACATATTAGTTATATATGTCTATAAATAATTGGAAGTTAAAATGGTAGTAACTAAGACTCTTACGAGTCTTAGTTACGTAGTAATAGATAAATCTATTTCTTTTTTTCAGTGTAAATACTGAGTTAATTCAGAATATGATTTCCTATTACGGATATTACAGATAAGTGTTTTACTAACATTGAAGTATTTAGCTATTTTATTAAACGACAATTTAGGTTTTTCATTAAACTTAGTATCTAATTCTTCTATAAATTTTTTATCTATATGTCTCACATCATCTAACCCTTTTATTTTGGGTAAGAACACTTCAGACACTACTTGATGAGGAGGTAATGCTTGTCTATTTTCAGCACTCTTAACTTTTTCATCTTTAGTAAATAACCATACATATTTACCATTTCGTTTAGTATAGTCGTATAACTTCTTATCTACACCATCTTTAACCCTACGGTTACCTAGATTACTTATTTCGTAATCTGGGAACCTAGGGAACACTTTCCATTCTTCTTTCATAGCAACTCCTGCGTACTGTAATTTTGTTTTTTATATAATTCATTAATGTTCCTTATCTATCTTATTAGTTATATAGTGTTGAAATAAAATGGAGTTCATAACTAATACTCTTAAGAGTATTAGTTATATAAATATATATTACTTACGAGACCAAAGTCTAGCTGATTCTTTTACAATATGACCAAACTTAGAACGCCCTAGTTCAGTAGCTACTATAGCATTACCATTAGAAGTAGCACGGATACCGCTAATAATTAAACCAGATACCTTTTTAAATAAAGCTAACTGTATTTCAGCTGCACCTTTTTTATTCTTGTCCTTCTCATTATCAACATTATCTCTCTCGTATTTTTTAGAGTTAGTCTCTACAACTTTTTCGGAAGCATCTACAGCTTTTTTAATAGCCGACAAGTTCTTATCAACATCTTTACTTTGTGCTTTAAGTTTTTTAGCAATAGCTAAACACTCGTTAACTTCAAGTGGTTTGATGTTTTTCTTATCGTCTAAGTAATCTTTACTGTCTACAGATAAAATTTTAGAAACTACATTAACACCACTAATCATTTTACCAACAGTTGACTTATAAGAAGCTATATCTTTAATTTCGTCACCTTTAATATTTTTAATTTCGTCTATATTATCTTTAGCTAATGCGTCGTATGCTTCCTTGGCCTCTGTACTAACAGTTAAAACTGTGTAAGAAATTTTATTAGGAGCTTTATTAATTTCTAAAACTGATACTGACCAATTATCATCGACAAGTTTATCTATTTCGCTATTACCTATTTCACCTAACGTACCAGCTGTAGTAGTTCCATTATACTGTGTATCTGCCGATGTCCACATAACTGCTGGATTTTTAGCAGTAGATGTTAGAGCTGCTGCTATTTTTTCAATAATTACCTTTGAACTTGTTTTAGATGCAGCATTATCGTCTGTTTTATCAATACTACCATCCTTACCAAACCAAGCCTCAATAATATTGGTTACTTTATCAGCTTCAACTACACGCTTATCATCAGCAAAATCACCAGCTACAGTATTAGATACTGTCATTTTATCAATAAATTCTTCGATTACAGAACCAGTAATACTTTTCCCAGATTGTGACATTAGTACAACGGGTATCTCTTTTGCAAGCATAGTTTGTATAGTTTCACTGAACTCATCAACATCAAGCTTGATGCGACCATCATTTTTAGCATCTTTTACAAGTTGCTCAATATCGTCACTAGTAGATTCTTTTTTACCGAATAGACCTTTTAAGAAGTTCATAACTTTTACTAAAAGTACTCTAGCAAATTCAAATGCTTTTTTAGCATACTTTTTGATAGTATCCATAACTTTCTTAGCCATGTCTGAGATAGACTCAACACCAGCTGTAACAGACTCTGCACCAGCAACAATTTGACCAGCATCGCCATAACCGATAAGTCCCATAGCCATACTGAACGACTCAGCACCAACAGTAACTGCAACAGCTTGGTCACCAGTAGCATCAGCAACAGCCATAGCTAATGTGTTACCACGTTCGATATTAGCAGCGGTCATCTGTAACATATCTAACTGAGCTGCATTTTGAGCAGATGCCTCAACAGCAGCTACAACTTCACCATAAGCGTCTAATGAGTTAAAATCTTTAGCAGCCACACCGTGAACACTAGATTCTAATCCTAAATCAATTTTTCCAAACATATTAATTCCTTAATTTTAAGTTTTATTTTTAGGCACTATACCTACAAGCACATAGTAGCTTATTAATGTTTACATTTATCTCAACTAATAATATAGTATTAACTATTATTAGTTAAAGTATCTTTAACTCCGATAGTAGCTTTATACTTTGTTAATTTTTCCATTAACTTATATATACTAAAATCTGATTTGTTATTTATTACTTTTAGAGAGTCATTCATAAATCCCGTTATAGCTTTATGATTACTAGTTCTATTGGACATAACTGTTGTTAGAGTATTAGTTATTATAGTTATGGAATCTAGAAAATCAGTTTTGGATACTTCACTAAAATCCTTTTTTATTTTCTTTATATCAGATTCTTGCTGTTTTAATAACCTAATAACTTTATCATGATAAGCTTTATACTCGTTTATCATACTACTTATACCGTCACTTACTTCTTTGTACCCGACACCAACTTCAGTAATGATTGAATTTATATCACCGTTACTGTTATCTTTAAAAATAGTTAACCTACTAATATCGTCATTAATATTACTGTCTAATAAATCAAATATCTTTACAGGAACTATTTTTATATCCCCTACACTTGCTATTAACTTTATAAACGATGCATACTTAGTAAATATTTCTTTAGGATTCTTACCATCAAAATGCTTACCACCTACAGCACTAGTTCTTAAGTTATCTAAAGCTTTTACCATATCAGTACTACCATCGAAACCTTTAACACTACCATAAATAAACTCAACAATCTCAGATATTTCTTTAGTAAATGTTTCTAAATCTATTTTTTGTGATGCTATGATAATAAATATCTCTACAGGATTACTACTCACAGCTATCCAATCGTTACTATTATTAACTTCATTAGGATACTTGTCTTTTAGAAATGGTGTAAGTTTATCACCTAAACTATCTGAATATAATACTCTATCTTTGAAATTTGAATAAAGTACTTCTTTAAAGTTAATATATATTTCAATTAGTTTCTCCGTACTTAAATCCATTTTACTATTATATGTACTAAGATAATCTTCCATAGCTCTTTTAGATATTGATGCTATAACTTCTGGAGTACTTTTTATATCAATACTAGTAATAACTCCTAAATAACCTATAATAGCACCAGCTACAGTATCGTCGTCTTTATCAGTATTAAAAATAACTTTATTTAAAATCTTTTCAGAAAGTAAATCCATACTAACATGAACCATATTTTCTAAACCATTTTTAAAATCTGTTAGGTAACTATTAATAGTCGATAAGTTTATATCATCATTTTCTATATAGCGATTACCACTATGTTTTTCTTTACCATAAATAATCATAGGATTAACTGCTAGTATCTCCTTAATCTCTTTCTCTAAGATTTCTAATGTACTATCTAAAGGTTTACTAAAATCTTTACCATGTTCTCTAGCATTATTAGTTTCAGCGACTACTTTAGCTTTAGTTTCTTCATATACTTTTGTTAGTTTTTCAGAAGTAGTTTCTTTATCTTTCTTTTCATCAGAGATTAACTCTTTAAAGAACTTAACAATCTTTTCAACTATCTTAGCTAAAGTATCTACTATAGATGAAATTATAGAAGAGATAACATCGAAGATACCTTTTATAAGTCTAACTATACTATCACCAAAAGATTCGACTCCTTCAGTTATATCATATACTTCTCTATCTACACCAGTTAACTCATATATAGTACGAGCCTGCATTCTTAATAAGTCTACTGATACTGGCATCTCCTTAACTTCACAACTATCGACATAATTAGTTAAAGCAACAGCAGACTCTAGTCCTACTGTTGCTTTAGATAAGTCTATGTGTTGTGAGCTATATTTACTTTCTAAATCCATTATATCTAAATAATCATTTTGATTATAACTCATAATAACTCCTCTATCTTATTTCAGACAGTTTTTTAATTTTTAGATTAAGCTTATTAGCTTTTTCTTCATAATATTTAATAGCTTTATTAATTTCTGCATCTGGTTTTCCTTCAGCATTATTCTTAAGCTCTAATATACGAAGTTCAGTAATACGAGCATCATTCTTAATACTAGCTAATCTTAACGATTGTAAATCAATAATAAGTAACTGGATATGATATAAAGGATTACCAATAAAGCTTCTACTAATGTCTTTATGAGTTTTCTTTTCTTCTTTATAATGGAAGTAGCCTAGAAATCTTTTAAGCAAAGTAGTTGTGTAGAAGTCTTTGATTTTGAATGTATCTTTAAAGAAGTCTAATACTAACTCAGTTGGTATAGTTGAAGTCTCTTCATATCTTAAAGTTTTCAATGTTGGTACTTGTCCTATAGTATCAACTATCTGTTTAAAGTTAGCTTTCTCTAGTTCAGGTATAATCTTAACTAAAATAATAAGTTGGTGTGATAATTGTTGTTTAACCTTAGGGTCTAAATCAGAAGGTTCTTCTGAATAATATCTACCAGTTAAATAGTTGATAACTCTAATAAGTTCTGTAGATAAAAAGATACCTTCAGATATTAAAGCAAAAGCTATTTTAGTATTGACATTATGAGTGTTAGAAGTTACTGTATCTGATAACTCGTCTGAAATCTTAGATTTAAGAATCTGTAGGATAGCTACATACTTCTTAACAACAGTCTCTACTCTCTTAAAGAAAATAGAATCATCTTTTAAGTTTAAAGTATTAAATAATACATTCTCACTAAGTTCTGTCTTACCTTCAGTTACTTTAATAAGTTCTGTAAGGTTAGGTAAAACATCTTTATTAATAGTTGTATCTACAGTTTCAACTACTTCTATTAAATCATCTTGAGTATAAATGATAGGGGCAAATCTCTTTTTCATAGTGTTCCTTTAAAACGGTGGTTTATTTTGCATTAATTCTTTAACAACTTTAGATATATCAGAATCTTTTTCTTTCTTAAGCATATCATAGTTAAGAACTGAAAATCCTGGGATACCGTCTAGTAACATAGTAACTTCTTCAGCCTCTACATCTACCATAGTTAATGAGAATGCTGATAACTTGTTAGTAACAGTATTTTTATACTTATCTTTTAAGATATTACCTTTAACTAACTTGTTTAATGTAGGTGTAAAAGAACTATCGAATATATACATATTAAAGTTCTTAGAGAAAGAATTCTTATTATGGATTAAGTCTTTAACAGAATGAATCTTATCTACCTTATTAAGATATGTTGCGAAATCATTTTCATTATCAAGTTTCTTTTTACGATACTCTTTAACTAAACTTGTAGCAAATACTAAATCTGATAATGATTTTAATCCTGCTCTATAATCATCAAGAACATCGAAGAAACCTTTACCGTGTTTACTATCTACCATATTCTCCATTAGTGTATCCATCTTAGTATAAAGAATATTAGGATATATAATAATAGGTAAAGTTATAACTCTCTTATTACCTTTAGAAGATTCAAAGCTTAACTGTAACTCATAGCTATTGATAAAACTACTTACATCTTTTTGAATATAATTATTATTCTCTAATGTACTTTTAGTAACATCTTCTCTATCAGAACTTTCAAGAGCTGGTAATACATCATTGTTTAATAAATCGCCTACATAATCAAAAGCTTCATTACCTATAGCGAATTGTCTAACAGCTTCTAAGTCTTCTAGTACACTTGATTTATTTACTTTATCTATAGCTACAACAGGATTTATACCATGTATCTCTACCATAATACGAATGGCTTGTGTTACAATACCAGTAAATGTCATCATCTCAGTTTTCATAAGGTTATTGAAAGTTTTAGTTTCCATATATCTTAAGTTATTATCTACTACAACATTAGGTGTTATAATAAATTTAGATAGAACATTGGTAATTCTACCATTAGCAGCTATATCAGGTTCTAATTGAAGTGCTGTATCGTCTTCATTATAAATTTTCTTTATAATATTCCCTAGGGTTTGTAATCCACTTTTAGTAATGCCATTCAACATTGATACTCCTTAATGTACTTAATTTCATTATAATACTACTATCTTGTTAATAACTAACTTAATACTTAAGTTATATAAACTATAAGGTTTTTTCATTTGAAAATTAATATAAGGATTTAATATGGCTGTTATAAAAAACATACATGATTTTATGGAAGGTAACGGTTTAGAAAACTCTTTGAAAGTTGTTACTGATACATTATATGGTTTTAACCATACCAAACAGATACCGATGTTACCATCTAATAAAGATTATAATGGGTATACATTTTTTACAAGACCGCAGTTAAATCTTACTGACGATAACATACGTAATATAAGAGGATTCTATAAGTTCTTGAGTAATAGTCAGTATAGTTCTGAACGACTAGTTAGATTATTATTAGACCCTAGATTAGCTTACGGTATGGATACTGATTTATATAAACAGACTAGTCTAGATAGTCCGTTAGTAGATAAGTATAATGTGTTCTTACCTGTATTAAGTAATACCCTAGAAACATTATCAGGATGGCCAGATATAGTTACACCTACTTACACTTCAGCACCTGGTCTTAGAAAAGAACAATGGGCTATGGTTGATGGTGCTTATAGTATATATGATGTGTTTGAGTTAACAGCTACTTTTAAGAACTTTGCTGGCGAACCTACTGGGCAGTTGTTTGAGTTATGGAACAGATACCCCTCGTTAGTATTTGAAGGACTATTAAATGTTTATAACGATTTTCTCTTGGCTAATGAGTTTGATTATAATACTAGAATATATAGATTCATTACTGACGAGTCAGGTAGATTTATTAAAAAATCTGCTACTACTGGAGCTTCTTTTCCTACTGGTGAAGCTACGGGTAAAGTATTTGATTTTAATAGGAACACTAGTTACAGCGATCAGACCAAATCTATTACTACTAAATTCATTTCAGCGGGAGCAGTGTATAACGACGATATAAGTTTATTAGAATTTAATACAGCTGTAGCTACATTTAATCCTATGGTCGCTATGTATTTAAAAGGTAATAAGAAATTATCTAATTTAGAAAAGATACCTTATGATTTATTACCTGCTTTTAATAATAGAGGTTATCCTGTAATAAATCTAGATACTAATGAATTAGAGTGGTTGATAGATAAAACTAGTCCATCATATCAGAAGATAGTTAATATACTAGTAGATAATAAAGAAACTAAAATTTATGTTTAAGGAACAATAATGACTTACGAAGAACTAACGAACTTACAAAGAACAAATATATATGACCCTAACTTATTACAGATTAGAAGCATGGATGCATTAAGACAACATCTAGATAACAAAGGAACCATTCCTGACCCTACTAACCCTTTTACATTCTTATTAGAGAATAATGCTATGATTACTAGTAGTGCTATGAAAGAAGTTAGTATAGCTATGCGAAAATCTTACCCTGTATTAGCTAGTACTAAGGAAGACTTATATGGTTACTTAAACACTACTGAAATGAATAACATATACAGTACTCCTAGTAAAGCTATATTTAATATTTATCTAGGTCTTAATGAAGTTAGAAGATTTGGTACTTCTGTTAATAACTATAGTTATATTAAAATACCTAAATATTCTAATATAGAAGTAGATAATAACATTTTTACTTTACTTAACGATGTTTCTGTATATGTATATGACAACAATACCGTATTCGCTAAATACGATTTTAATAAGAATGATTTAGGTGTTAACACTGACACTATACTAGATGCCACAGTGGTTAAGACGGCTGATACTAAAGAATGGGTTATGTTAACATTAGAAATACAACAAATTAGAAGATATTCTTTTAAAGAAACATTCTTTAACTCAGTACCTTATCAGAGTAAAATTAAGATTTCTAGTAACGAGTTATTCACATATATACAGGCTACCAGTATTAACGGTACCACTAGTGATATTGTAAATATGAATATAACTTTCAGTGAATTTGTTTATGACCCTGTTTCGCCAACACTATTAGTTAAACCTGTTAATAATGAAGTTAATATTGAAATACCGTTTACATATATGATAAGTAACTATGTTAGTTCATATGTAGATATAAATCTATTTACTACTACAGGTTTTTTAGTTTTACCTATTAATAAATATAAAACTACTGACTTTACCTTTAATTTAGTTTTACCTACAACTACAGATACATCTATAATCGGTATAGAGAATATACCTACTATGGTTAGTGGTAATGGTTTTACTTATGGTGGTAAAGATGAGATTAGTTTCATAGATTTAAAGAACAAAATAACTAACTATAGTACTGGAGATAATAAACTCCCTATAACCAAGTATGAAATTAAAGATAGAGTTAATCAATTAGGCTTTACTTTTAAGAAAATAGAAAAGACTTTATTAAAACATGATGTACTAGTAACTAAACATATAGGTACATTAGGTTATGATTTATATACTAATATGGATACTATGGGCTCATTTATTAATTTAGATATGAGTAAAGTTGTTAGTGATAAAATAAACTTAGTAGCTGGTAATAAGCTAACTATAGAACCTTATCAATTGTTTAATAAAGAAGTTAATGGTTTAGTCCCTATGAGTAACTCTGAACGAGATGTTTATAATACCTTAGCTAATACTGACTTACCTACTTATAATTTACAGAAAGTTTATTTTAATCTTTATAAGTATGTATTAGATTATGATAACTTACTAAGTATAAGAGCTTATGATGTTAATACTCCTGCCGTACTAGACTATAACAACACATACACAACATCATATCTAAATACACCTATGGTTATAACAGATAGATTTATAATTAATACTGGTAGTAAATATGAACTTAATTTCGTAATACAAACTAATCCAGATATAGTAAATCTTGATATTACTAAGTTATTCGGAGAGTTCTATTACGAACTAGGTGTAACTGATAAGTTATACTTTAAAGGTAGTGCTAGTATAGATAATTATAATAATGTTAATATCAAGTTTATACTAGATAACGATACTTATATAGATAGTAATAACTTAATGAAAATTAAAACTACCGTTGGAGATATACCTAGTGCTTTAGTTAATATAGTTAATAAAGGTGTGTTTAGTATCTATAGTACTGATGTTAATATAACTGATACAAGTAATACCTCAGCTATAGATATAACTATAGATACTGCTTCAATTTTATTTTATAAAGAAGAATGTACTGTTAGTCTAGGTAAGTATTTAGAAAATCTTTATACTGAATATACTGTTAACTATACAGATAGAAAGTTTAGCAAATACACTAGTAAAGTATTTAAAACCTATGATACTGATGTTTATGAAACTGACTCTACTGGTATTGTTAAATTAATAGGTATAGATACTACAGGTGATGGTGTTAACAATGATGTAACTGTTAATAAGTTACATAGTAAAGGCGATGTTATGTTAGATACTACTGGTAATCCTATAGTATTACATAACATAGGTGATACTATTTTAGATGATTTTAATAAGCCTATAATAGACCCTCTAATAGGTCTAACACATAAACTTTTTATACTATTGTTAGAAGATAGTTTTTTAAGGGTTAGTGACAAAGTTAGTAAAGATTATAGAGTTGATTTCTTCTTGAATTTAACAGATACTATTACTAAAACTATAGCTCCTATAAATAATGAGTTATTAGATAACACTTTTATTAAATTTACTCCTGATATTATAGATAGTGATGTAGAGGTAATAATTAATGACAAGAGTGTATTCTTCCCTAACTCGATTAGCCCTGTTGTTACACTGTATACTGCTACAAATAGTCTATTTAGTCTAGATACTCTTACTGAAAAGAAGTTATATACTAAACTACAAGAAGAATTGTCTTTAGATAATACTATAGGTAATATTGAGCAACAATTAAAAAACTTGTTACCTAGTACTATATTATCTGTTAAGGTTACTAATATTACTACTAATGATGTTCTTAACATTATTAAATATACTCCTGAAAGTAGTAGGTTCTTTATAAATAAATTACTTGTTACTAATGAAGTTAATGATAGAATCGTTAAACCAGATGTAAAAATATCTATAATAACTATATAGCCTAGGCTATATAGTTACATACATTTTCTAAAGTCTACTGAATTATTACGAATTAAATCTAAATCATCTTTAGCTAAGAATGATTTACCTAATAATGTTTCACTGATAATAGGTAAAGTTTGTCTATATACATTTAACTTATATCTTAACATATTAGTTACTATCTCTAAGTATTCAGTAACATTAATAGTTATGAATTCAGAAGTAGTTAGTATAATAGCTTTAGCTAAATTATTAATATATTTTGTAATACTATCTTCAGTAATATCTTCTGATAAATCAAAGATTAGTTTATCACAAAGTCCTGCAAATAACCCTAACTTACAAACTTTACTTTTATCACCCGTAGGGTCCATATTAAAATCTATACTATAAACACTAGTTACATTTCTAATATGTCCTGATAATGCTTGATGAATCTCTTCTACACCTACATTATATCCTATATCACAATCTTCAGTCTTTACACCAAACTCATCCATCTTATTTCCTTATTTTAGTAAATCAAATTTAGCACCAAAATAGTGCAACTCATTTTCCTGTAGACTCTCAAGTATGTCGTTAATGTTGTCTTCTTCAGATAAATTAGGTATATAACCATATTTATTAAGACTAGCAATATTCTCTTTCATCATATCTAATAATGTAGATATTTCATCTATCTGATTTGTTAAATACTTTCTATCTTCTTTATTAACAGTAGTTGTTCTAAGATTTCTTATTAACTCTATTTTTATACGAGATATACGATTAGTAGCTATCTCAAATAGTTTATCATCACTAGAAGATGTTCTGAATAATATAGATAATACTGATGCTATAGTTTTAAATATAAACTTGATAATAAATCCTATTATCTTAACTACTACAAAAACTAACATAAAAAGAAAACCTATAACAAATAGTAGTAACATTATTATAGCTGTTATGGTTACTAGTATCATATCTATAGCATTATTTAAGAAAGAGTTATCGAAAGGACCCTCATCTTCTTTCATAGATATAGTACCATCACTAGCTCTCTTAGCTAATATGTTAGCCATCTCTGTACCTAACCCAAATCTAGTAACAAAAATATCAGCACTTCTATCATACTCTATTTTAATATTCTTTTTTACAGGGTCGATATTAAAAGTATTAAGCATAAATGGTTCTAACTCTTCTAATAATGTTATACTATCTGAATGATGTTTCTTATCTACTTTCTTCATAGCTATAGATAAACTCTTTATAGGATTATCATCGTTTTCAAATCTACTATTAATAAATGTATCTAATAAAGTAAATGTGTTATTAGTAGTATTAGTTATATATTCTATATAAGCAAATATCCTACCTACCTCATGAAGTAATAGTGAAGTCATCTCTTCAGGACTTGTATTAAAATAGAACATAGTTAATAAGTCTAGGTTAATAATAAAATTAGCTTTATCTAAACCATAAACATAAGCTCTATCAAAATTGATTTTTAAAGTCTCTTGCTGTATAGATGTTCTTACTTCTGCTAATGTATCATAAATAGCAACCTCACTATTAGTAGCCATAGTATGCCATAGAGTATCTCCTAGCTTCTTCTTAGGGAAAAGGTCATCTAATCTATTTAAAGCTATATTAGCTGTCTTATAATTAAGATTAGGCATAATGATACTAGATAACTTACTATCTTTCATCCTTAAATTATTTACAGACACACCAAACCCAAATCTATCTTTAAGTAAAGAGGCTAATTCATCTAAGTCTTTTCTTAACATAGTATTTCTAGCTACCTTAGAATAATCCTTATCAGTAAACTCTCCTTTAGTCTCACTTCTCATTATATCTTTTATCTTGTTATTAAGAACATTAAGTTCTAGTACTATTCTAGTATTATGTTGTTTATTAATCATGATAACTCCAGTTTTGTAATCAATAAATAAAGTCTGATATTTATTGATTAATTTTAAAGGACTTTTTATGGCAATGTTTCGTATAGAAGATTTTAGTATATATAATAGTTTTACAGATATAACAGCAGTTAGTTGGGAAGTATCTTTAAATAGTGATTTTAGTACTTTAATAGATAGTACTTATAAAGACGAGACAGCTGTAAATGGTTGGTACTCTAAATTACCTAAACCTAATAATAATGGATACTATGATAACCATACTGTTATGTATATAAGATGTAAAATATACGTGGATAATCATGCTCAGAGTTACGGTGAAAGTAAGTGGTTTACTAATGTTATCAACGATACATTTACTAGAAAAGTTAGAATAAGAAAAGGTAAAAAAGTAATATCTGAAATAGAATACGATGAAAAAATGAACATAACTAAACTATGGTAAAGAGTCATTAAGACTCTTTACCATATATGTTATAGGTCATAATTTTCTAATTCGTTAAGTAGACAACTGTTTTCCTTTACAAAAAATCCTAATGTCTCGAGCATCATATATAATGCTCCACAGTTATCTCTTATAACTCTTTTATAATCAATTATATCTTTCAGAACATCAGGTATACCATTATTATAAACTATTATTAACGGTAATCTAAATATAGTTATCTGAGATTTGTCGGCAGTACCCATAACCTTTCTTAAGTTATTTGCTATATAATCATCTTCTATACTATCTAACCATTCTTTCATTAATCCTTTAGTATACAGTGTTGTCGGCAATTTTATCGCCATATACTGTGGTTCAGGTGCTTTACCATACTGTAATTCAAAAACATTTGTCCATAATGTATGATGAAAGTAAGGAGATTTGTTAGGTCCTAGTTTATAAGCTGTGGCACTCTTAATTTTCTCTAGTTTTAATACATCGGGTGAACCGTCTTTTATCATATTATAAACAAGTCTTTCTCCTTCTAATACCTTATTAAGATAATAGCTTAGCTCTAACTTTTCGTTATTAGATACTTTATTCGTTATATCTAATTGTAACTCACTACCTAACTCTCTCATAGGACCATATATGTTGCTACTTATCAAGTTCACACCCTTAACTTCTAGTGCTTTTAAAGGGTTATCTTTATAATCCAAAACATTTCCTTCCTGTATATTTATTTTTGCGAAGTAGTGTTTACTAACATTAGTATTAACAAAAACTTTCCAAAAGAATTCGTTCTTCATAGCTAGAGGTTTAGTATCGTCATATAGTATATTCATATTTACTGCAAATGCTTTTATATAATGATCTACTACCTGAGAAGTTATAGACATAACCGTAGCTGTTAATGAAACCGCGTCATCCGTAAATACATCTTTCCCGTAATACCATACTACCCAGTTCCTATATGTCGCACAAGTACTATCTGTGTCGGATAAGACAATAGCTTCTCTAACCATCTCTTTAACATAAGCAACACTAACAGGGAAAATATCTGTTACTAGAAATGTTTTTAATAAAGGTTCATAATCAAATATATTATTTCTGAAGTTTTTTATAAATGAAGCTATATGTCGTTTATCTGTTAATGAGAAATCATCAGGTTTTTTACCTATAATTAATGAACTAGCAACATGTATTGCTAAGTTCATTAACCAATCTTCAGAAGACTTCATAATCTTATCACATTCTTCTTCAGATATATTTTCTATATCAAACTTTATAAGTGTAGTCATTAACTTTCTTACTAGACTATCGTTAAACTCTCTTAAGTGATATAAATCATTATGGTAAAGTACATAAGCTCTTTGATAACCATCTAGTTTTCTAAAGTAATCTAAAAGGATAGCTTCTTTTTCAACATCTCTCCAATATTTAGCAGATGATTTTAGCATAGCCATAAGTAACTCTTCAGGAGTTGGTACTCGTAACCTATAATCTATAATTACCTTTTTAACTTTATTATAATCCATAGATGAAACTATAGTCGCTATATGGTTAAATGTAATATCAGGATTTCTGTAATGTCTATTACCAGAAATAATAGATTCAGACAAAGCGTTCCCAATTCCACTAATAATTCTTGTCATACTTGTCAAAGTATAATGGGCGGAGGGATTAGCGAGAATTGTCGATCCAGAAGCGTAACTTCCTGATAACGAGTTGTTAAAAATCTTTTTAACTTTTTGTATAACATTATGATAGTTGAACTTATCGTAGTTCTTTTCTTGTCTATACTTAAAAGCTAACTTCTTATGTCTAGACCTATCCTTAACATTAATATCAATGAATTCTGAGTGTAATGATTGTTTTTCTTTACGACTAAAGTAGACTGTAAAACTAGGCACCATAATCCTACCAGTTTTCTTAACATGACTTATATAGTTATTAAGAGTGTCTACTTTAATACCTCTATCGCCCTTTAAATCTCTTTCCCAAAACTTAACTTTAGGATTGCGGTATTGCTTAGTTTCCTTTATATAGTTCTTAATCTTTTCAGTAGCATTAGTAATACCTGTAATTTTAGATACTACTCCTGAAGCTATACTGAAATAATCTCTTATAGGGTTAATTTTATTCTTATATTCTTCTTTTTTATACCTAAATATATCTGATACACTTCTCATTATTACTCCCTTATTTCAACTATATATCCTCTATGAAAAAAAGAAATAAGTTACAACTAGGACCTTTAAAAGGTCCTAGTTGTAGTAACATTACCAGATATAATCCTTAGTTAACTTCTTATGTATTTTACGAGCTTTAATTTTAAGTATAGACGAACTATTGACTCCGTACTTTATACCTAACACTACACTCGATATACTAGGTACTTTCTTAAAATCCTCTATAAGTTTACCTATATTATCCTTGGTAAATATAGGTGGTTTCTTATCTTTAAACTTATATAGTTTACTAATACTACCATGTCTAGTGCCGTTCTTAATCATATCTATAACACCAACAGATACATTAAACTTAGCTGCTAATTCAAATCTACTTAGTTCTTCAGACACTAAGTACTTACAAATATCATGAACATTCTCTGTAGTTAATTTCTCCTGATTACGGCTTGGGAAACTGTAATCATTAGATATATGTAACCAAGTCTTATGTTCAAATATAGACCTTATAGTAGCTGGTGCTACATTAAACTGTTTAGCTATATTAATAACAGGTATATTCTTATCCATTAATAATTCACAGACCTCTTTAACATCGTTATCATTTAGCTTAACCTGACTTCTATCTGGGAAGTTATAGTCTTTACTTATATCATTATGACTTGTTCTACCTAGTATCGTGTGTACTACTCTGAAACTGACTCCTACTATCATAGCTATATCTGCAGTACTATTATTTAAGTCCGTTAATAACTCGCATACTTGTAACACCTGTTCTCGTGTTGTTGTTCCTACTACTCTATATGGGAAATTATAGTTTTTAGTAATATGTTTCCAAGCACTACCGCTAACTATATTACGTATGTCCGTACCGATTACACCACAACCAATAGTTATCTCCTTATAAGTTAATCTTGGATTCATTAGCTTGTTACTGATACATATAACTTCTTTCTCTGTTAGTTTAGAACTAGTACTATCTTCTCCTCTATTATTTTGTAGTCCTGTATCTATAGCGTGATGTACATTTTCAATATGTGTAACCCACTCTAAATTTATAGCTACATTATTATTAGTAACCCCGTCTATATGATTAACCACATCCCTACCTATTGGTTTAGGTATAAAAGCACTAGCTATTAACCTATGTACTAATAATCTTTTCTTACCATCGTAATTAGTTAAGACTACTCTTATATACCCGAAGTTATCCTCTTTTAAACTTAATAAGTTACCAGATACTATATTCTTAACCTTACCTAGATTACTTACTTTATAATTAGGATAGTCCTTTACTACCCTCCATTCTTCTTTTATCTTCTTTCTGATTATTGGATATATAAGTCCAAAATCATCAGACCTACACCATTTTAGATTAGTAACATTGTTATTACTCTCGTTGAAATCTAAGTGTTTCACATCATCTAACTCATCTACTTTATCTAGATATAACTCAGCTACTAGTTGATGTATACTAAATACCTGTCGATTATTAACATCTAATACATCGTTATCTTTAGTTAAGATATATATCTTATGTTTCTTGTTATTGGTATGTGAGTATAACTTTTTATCTATACCAACTACAACTCTTATTTTACCTGTGTTACTAACTTCATAGTCAGTAAAGTCAGGTACTGTTTTCCATAATTCTTTTAAGCCCATTTTAGACTCCTAATGTTTTATTATATGATTATTGTTCTGTAACCCATAACAGGTTATTCTACTAAAAAATAGTATTGTATTTCTTATAAGTAATATATAGGTATAAGTAATTAGAATCTCTAACTAATACTCCTAGAGTATTAGTTATTTACTTAAGTTATTTTTTTTTTCTTGACTAACTTATAAGTAAGTTATTTGACTGTCTGTATTAAAAAAAAACTACAGCATGACAGTAGACTCATAAAAGTCTACGGTACTTATTCGTTTACAGGGTTAAATAACCCAGTATAGTCGTACTTAAATAACTCGAAGTTCTTTTTAGACATGAAAGTAACTATGATGTAGTTAATAATATCATAAGTACTATCAACTATTCCGAGATGTTTTTTTAACTCTTTTTTTGTTAAGTTCCTGTATTTCTTATATAAAAACTCTTTCTTTAAGTACTTTTCATACAGTATATAGAACCTGTTAATTATAAAAATCGACTGTCTCACCATAGCTCTATCCATTATATCGCTTATTTCATTAACGGCAAGACGGTGTGCGACATCTTTAGATAATGTCTCAGGATAACCTGATTCTTTTTCTTTAAGTAAATTATCATAGTATTCTTGGCTTTTAAAAATATTATTCTCTGAACATTCGATATATTTTTTAAGCCCATTACCTTCATCCAATTTATCTTTACACATAATTACTCCTTATATATTAGCTAAGAGTTTAAACTCTTAGCTATTTATTTGCTTCTTATTTTTCTTAAGGTTTTCGTATTTTTCCTTATTGAAATTAAACACCTTTATATCGTTCACATCACACCACTTGAATATTTTAATACTAAGATTATCCCTATTTTCACTAATATATTTATTCGTGAAAATAGTTATTAGATATCTACCATCATGTGGCTCATCAACAACTAAGTTTAAATATAACTCACTTAAAAACTTTCTATACGGTCGTGTCTCTTTATTAATTATAATATTTTTCACCTTAATAGTGTCGCCAGTTTTAAGGAACTTTTTTATAGCTATTTCTAATAACTCAACTTTTGTACTTTTCATAATAAACTCCTTATAAGACTAACATACCTCTAGGATATGTAGTCATGTTTATTTACATATTAATAATATATACTTATAAATATTTAGAATTCATAACTAAGACTTTTAAAAGTCTTAGTTATTTACTTAAGTTATCTTCTAATATCTTTCTTTCAGCTTTTAAATCTCTGATAGTAGCATCTCTACTTGTAAACTTATTAGGATATCTTTGTTGTAGTTTTAAGATGTTAGTTCTCATAACTACTTCAACATTACTATCGAAATGTTTAATATTATTTAAAGTATCTATATACTTACTATATAAGATTCTTCCACACATATCTATATCAAACTTAGTACCATAGAATAAAGACCTCTTAGCTAGGTCTAACATATCGTTTTCTAAAATAGAAATAGTGTCTGAGTTTTCTTCTTGGAGTAAGTCAGTAAGATTTAACTCGTCTGCTAATGTAGCCATATAGTAAAGTTTATCACCCATCTCTTCTAAGGCATTGATTATATCATTGTTATGTTTAGCTAAGTCTAACTCAAAATCCTCAGTAGTTATACCTATAATAGAGTGTAACATTCTATTTGTTAAACCTGTGTTCTCAGTTACCTCTTTAGTAAGTGGTTGTTTAATAGACTCCGTTAATAATGCTAGTCCAGTGTATTCTTTAAAATCCATAGTAATCCTTTTATATTATATTCAGATTAAAATATACGAGTAAAAAAAAAGAAATTAGAGGAATTAACCTCTAACTATTTTTATCTATGGTTATGATAAAGCTCAGAGTTTACTGAGTATTTATTGTATAGATAATCGTGTAGCATAGATAAATCGCATTTGAACTCATCTTCTTCAGAGTTAATACCATACTTCTTAAAGTATTTATCAATACCTATAAAAGGTTCTTGAGTTACTCTATTAGAGGATTCTAAATACTTCTTAAATTCTATATCGCTATTATAGAAGTTATTAGATAGGAACATTTCTTCCCTATCAAAAGTCTTATTGATAAATGTATTAACATCAATATTTTTTAAAGACTCTATATAATCTCTAACTAAGATGTTATTAACAGTAACTCTAGCGAATCCTGTATTTATTAATTCTTTAGTTACCCAGAATAGAATCTTGCTACCGTTAACAAGACTATCATCAAAGCCATTAAGTGATCTAGAATCATGGAAGAATATTTTACCTGCTTTATTCTTTATGATATATGTACCAGGTTCTTTATTAGATTCATAGACTGTTCCTTCTTGTATTACGTTATATCTTTCTTTAGCCTTGTTCATAAGTTCTCCTTTAGAGATTACCGTTATGTATCGGTTGTGATTTAAGTCACTATGGTTTAGTTATATTAACTAACAAAAGGTTACATGCATATAAGTTATATATAGTTATAGACATTTAGAAATCATAACTAAGACTCTTAAGAGTCTTAGTTATTTAATCACCTACTATCTCACCTTTATAAACATCCATTAGGAACTTAGATAACTCTTTAGGTTTAGTAGTTCTTTTACTATTATCTAAAATCTTTCTTATATTACTTTTACTATTAATACCTTCAGTTATAACCATAACTAAAACTGCTATTAGACTAGGTAAGTCTTCTACCATAGCTATAGATAATGTTTTAGAGTCGATACCATAAAAGCTTCTAGATAAACTTTGTATCATCACATCTTCAGTAATACCATCAGCTCTATCATTATCAACAGCTACTTTAATATTATCTACTAATGAACCTATAGTGGTACTAGGTATCTCTAACTTATTATCATCAGCAGCTTTATTAAGCTTTCTATAGAGTTCTTTATTTTCACCATGAAGCATACTATTAATATCTTCTCTATTAAGTTTCTCGATTATATGTTTTAATCTATGGTCTTTATCATTAAAGGAAACTGATAATAGATGTAATTTAGATACCATTTCTACTGGTGTAGTTATAGTTTTATCATATAGTATCATACCGACTGTTGTTGATATAATCTTTGAAAATGATTCTAATAACTCATTCTTAACATGTGAGAACCAAGTAGTATCTTCATCTAGTATAAGCTTAGTAAACACTAGTCTATATAAAAGTAATGTACCATTATATTTATCTTGTAACTTTTCTCTAACTGTTATCATATCAGTTAAGTTAGATACCATATAAGGTCTCATATCTATAGCTACTGTAGTTTCTCTTCTAGTGTTAGTATAGATGATAGGATGTTGCCAATTAGGTAAAGCTTTCTCTTCATCGTTCTTACCTGTTATGATAACTATCTTAGTTCTATCAGTAGCGAATTCATAACTTAAACTTTCAGTTTGATTTATAGCATACTCTGTAAGTTTGAATATAATCTCTCTAGTATCGAACAATGTTCCAAGGGTACCATTATATAGGTCTCTCATTTTGTAATCCTTATCTGGTTAATTTCAAGAAAATATAACTTATATACTTTTTTGATACTAACTCAAAAGGATTAATATGGAAAATGGTAGTAATGATGGGTTTAAAAATGAATTCTATAAATTAAAGAAATATGTAAAAGATGTAGACACTCTAGCTGAGTCATTAGGCTTAAGCGGATTTAACTTTAATGTACTTAAATCTTTATTCGGTATAAACAAGTCTAGACATAATGGTACTACTCCTGAAAGAGATTTGAATAAGATGTTACATTATAGTATGCGAAGTAATATCGAGTTCAGACGAAAGAAAGATGAAACTTATAGTGAAGCTGATATAGTGTTCTTAATGTATACTAAATTAGATAAGAAAGAAAAAGAGAAGTTTAACAATCTATATTAAGATAACTAAGACTCTTAAGAGTCTTAGTTATCTATTAATACATCTCACTATTTAGAAGTAAATTAGGTTTTAAATAATCATCAACTATTCTAATAAAAGATTTATCATCATAGAAACCCATTGGGTATATAAACATTGATAAATCTTCAATAGTAGCTGGTTTGTTATTTGACACATAAAAGTTAAGGAGGTCTATTAGTAATAACTTCCACATACCAGGGTTATTAAGATTAAACGCTATAGCTAGTGTGACAGCTATATTTAAATTTACTTTCTCCTCTAGACCATAAGCGACAATATTACCTTTCAATATCTTGTACATTGGACTACATTTAAGTTCGTCAGCATCATTAATAAAATCAAGATTTTTCACTAGCCATAATTAATACTTTTATACCATCTTCTGTTAGCGGACTAAATGTTAAACCTGGAATATCTCTTGTTGATTTTAAAATTTCTTTACTCATATTCTACCTTTGTCTCTGTATATAATTTCTATAATATCTGGTAAAGCTGATTTTAGCATAAAAGTATCACCAGGCTCACCTATATCCTCATAAGCTGCCTCATTAAATTCATCCCTGATATCTTCTATAGTATCGACATCTATCATTATTAAGATACCATGTATATTCCTACCAGTACCCTCTTCATCTATTAATTCTTCACCTTTAGGCGTGCCGTTACTTATGACCCATGAGGTTTTATAGTTAATAATTGCATTTGCCAACACATCATTTTCTAATGAATTCTTTAAAAATAACGTAGCGTCTCTGTTACTTGTAAAAATTGATATTATATATACAGGTAACTGTTTAATAAGAACATCATATCTATAAACTGTTTCAGTATCAGATATGTCTAGCTCTGCACGGGTGATTTTAAAATCTAAGTCAATTCTTTTTGACATTTTATTTCCTTAAAAAAATAAGATTATATACATACAGATTATCTGTATGTATATTGTTAATATTTACTTAGTAAGACATAGGTCTAGAAGTTGCATTAGCGAAACCATTATAACCTTGATTACCACCATTATTCATTTGTCCAAATTGTAGGTTACCTATATTAGAAGTATATGCTTGTGACACTACTTGCATATTAGCACCTGCTATAGCACTTCCTGGTAAATTAACACTTGGTGCATATCCTTGTGTAATTGCTGTATCTGCCATAAAGCGAATGAGTTTATCATTAATGATAGCTCTATATGCTACTGATGTAAGTGTAATCTTAATACCTAGTTCCATAGACAATCTGTTCCAAACATCCATTTTAACTTCTAATGGTGTTTTACCAGTATAAGATGCACATGCATCAGCAGGGAAGTTACTGAAGTTCCATAAATCTATTAGCGACTGGTCATTACTATTAGCCGCTATAAATACAGCATCAATCTCTCTAGCATCTCTAACATTATTATCAGAGTCTGTAAACTCACCAATAGGTACTAGACAACCTTTAACAAGTTCAAATGGTAGTCTAGGTAACTTAACATCATTTAGTAGACCTGATACTTCTTTAAGAATTTTAAGATTAGCTGCTGTTGCTGTCTCAGGATTACTTAGAGCTACTATATCTTTACTGTAAGCGAAATCAGCACCGAACACTTCTATCTCTACAGCGAATAGTGGATCCATATCAAAGTGTGTATTAAGGAAATCTTTAATAACAGTCTGGTCAGCTGCAGTATCTTTGAAACTGAATCTCTTACCAATATGACCTTTCTCACCACCATAGTTTAATTTACTGTTAAGACTACCAGCATCTTTTTCCATGATTAAACTTGTTAACAGGTTAGGAGATGTTAATGGGAATGCATTAATTAAAGATAGTAATACAAATCTTAATGTTGGTGCCGCACCTAAGAACTCGTTCAAGATAACAATAGGTCTAGCACTTTCTACAGTAACACCTGGTAAACCATTAGCTACTTGCTTTGGACTGATAACGAAGTCTAGGTAACCTGTAGCATATGTGATAGCTGATTTAGAAGACATAATGTCTATACCAAAGTTCTCAGTATTGGAAACTACACTAGACTCTAACACGAAGTCTGTCTTAACTGATTTACCAGAACGGTTAACAGTTGTACCGAATGTTGTAGATAACTCTACTTTAAGGAATCTCTTATCACGAAACTCAGCAATAGCTTTTAAAGATACATCTGGGATTTTACCTGTGTCTATATTAACTCTATTAAAGATAAGGTCATGAGCAAATCTAGTAACCGCTCTTGAAGTTTCTTCTACATTAATGTTTGATGGGATAACCTCACCGTCTAAACATACTCTTGGTAGATTACCATATTTACCAACAAGCACTTTGTCAAAGATTTCAACAATTCTAGGATCAAAAGCATCAGCAGTTGTGGATAGTCTTGCGTTTGTTTTTCTAGAACCATTCATATTACCAGCCTCTTGTTCAGCCATAATATCAGATAAAAGTTTCGGTTCAACACCTGTCTTCTCTAGCACTACTGAGTAGTAGTAAATTTTGTTACTTGGTGCTTTGTAAGCATATACGATATATGTGAATAGTATATCAAACTTTTCAGAAGAGATTTTAAGTGGCTCGATATCTAGTACCATATCTTCTAGTGTAGGTCTGATTTCATCTACGAACTCTTTAACGTATTTTGTATGCATGTTATTGCCACCTGATAACATGTTGTAACCACTGTTTAATCCAGCCGCAAACATACTCATTTGTGGTGCAGGTCTACTAACTTCTTCGTTAACTGTTTCAGTACTAGTTGTGTCTTGTGCTATAGAAGATACGAACTCTTCTTTACCTGTGTTGTTTTGTCCATTGTTTAAAGCCATGGTGTGCTCCTTTATTATTTAATTTTGCAAAATTAAGACTATGTCTCTAATTAATAATGTATATGTAAAAAATGTTTGGATTCAATTCTTTTCGATATATTCCTAATTACTAATACTCATTACTGAGTATCATTTTACATATGTTCATATTAAGTGTTAGTATAATATTTTTTATACTTAAACAATTAATTTAAACCTACAAATTAATTTGATATTTTAATAAGGAGACTATATGTTAGATAGTTTATGGGAAAACGATAGAAGTAATAACACTATACATTACGGGAGATACGAGAGTCTTACATTTAAACATAATAGCTATCTTAATAAAGTACTTAGCTACTATGGTACTTCTTCTATGTATATTAAAAGACCTAACCCTATATTATCATTAATAAATTCATTAGGTATTAATTTTAACTTACCTTATATAGAAATGTACGATTCTATAAGTAGCGATAGTAACTATCTAGCTAATACTATAGGATTTGTCAATACTACTAATAAGAATAGTAAACCTTTTAATAGTTCTATTATAAAGGATATGAATGAATATATTATCCTAGATGATAGTAGTTTTAACTTTAGTAATTACGACGAATGCTTAACCCCTATTAAATGTATATATACTACATTAGATAGTATTTTCTTAACACACCCTACTAAGTACTCATCTACTAGTGAGGACGATTATAGTATTTATAGTATTAATATTAACATGTTAGGTATGGCTTACTATTACTGGGGTAAGAGACAAATCTTCATAGAGAGAGATACTGATATAGCTAGATTTCTATTTGAAGTAATATTCACTAATACTATACCTAGTATAAATGATTTATCTCTACTAAACAGGTTTACTAGATTAAAACTAGGTTCCGATGTTAGTTCGTTCATTAATGATAATCCTTTCGATGTTATGAGGTTGGATAGGAATATTGATAGTATGTTTGAATGGATCATTAGTCATTATAAAAAACATAGTGTCAAGTATACTAGTTATTTAGAAAACATACCTTTATTAATTAGTAAAGATAGTCTAGAAGTATTACCTATAGATATAGGTTACTATAACAAGAGAAATAAATGGCTATTATGGTTAGCTAGGTTACCTTATATAATATTCTTATTAGAGACTATTGATGATAAGGATAATAAGGATACTATAAATGATATAAGTATAGAGTTGGATTATGCTGAGAGGAATCAAGTGTTTAATCTTAAAGATAAGAATACTATGTTAATACTTAATAACTTAGTAAGTAAAGTAAAATACCTTATAGGAAAATGATATGTCAGCTATAAATACAAGTATAAGAAAAGTGATGGAGAAGATACCTAGAAAGATATTAGAGATAGCTTTCATGAGTAAACCTAAAGCATATAGAATAGAGACAACTATGGAACAACAAATCTTAGATCTGGTTATAAATAAAACTGTACTACCTGATATTGATTTAGCTAATGGTATAACATTAAGATTAGATTTAAAAGATTGTTTTGTTACTGAGTATTTAACTAATGAAACAACTAGAAACATTATTATTAAAGTTCCTTATAACCTAACTAATAACAAGAAGATAGTATCAGCTTTAAGTTTAACTATCAGTGACTATACTGATAACACTATGCCTAGTAGTCGTAACCCTATGTTAAATATGACAGCTAAGACATATAACCATATAGCTGGAAATGTTGGTGGTGCGGTTTATACTAATCTAGAGTTAATAAGTAGTAATACTATACTGGTTCATGACGATGTACTTTTTACTACATTCGGTGTAATAGAAATAACTGTAGGTAATAATAAAAACTTATCTAATATAAAACCTAAGACACAACTAGTGTTTAGTGAACTAGTAATATGGGCAGTTAAAGCTTTTATATATAATGAACTAATACTAGAACTAGGTGCTAGTACATTATACTATGGACATAATATAAGTAAAATGGAAGATATTATAAATGGGTGGGAAACTGCTGGGGATGAGTACGATACTTTCAGAAAAGAGAAATATGGTAAAGTATCTTTCTTTAATGACGATGTAGCTATGAGTGAATACATATCACTATCTACTGGTGGATTATAAAAAAAAAAGATAACTAAGACTCTTAAGAGTCTTAGTTATTAAACTATATTATCTTCGTTTCTAATTAATATACTTATACCATCTGAAAGTATTTTATCTTTAGATATAAACCTATCATTATTTATATTCGTTATACCGTCTTTACATACGTTATAAATTCCTGTACTTATAGACCCCATAGGCATTATATAATCGTACACCATAATATAACTATGGTTAAAGAAGTCTAAACCATCATATAGTGCAGAGACCTTAGTATCCATTAACAACTCTTCTATATTGTCGCCACCTCTCATAACATCTATATCTAACAAATTTAGTGTAGTGTACTCGTACTTTTCTATATAATTAAATATCTCATTTTTAATCATATCTATATTTACACTATCTGTTGTAATATCGTACTTACTATTAGGTACATAGATATTTAATTTAAGCTCTTTGTTCTTGAGTAAACGATTTAGGTATTAGCATATATGTATTAAATACTCTAAGATGTATTATAAAGTAGTATGCTTTATTATTCTTGTTAACATTCTCTATATCCTGTCTGAACATATCCTTAGTATAACTATTGTTACCACTTTGTATATAAGTATAACTGAATGATGTAAATGGTCTAGGAGTCTTGTTATTAAACTCTATTATATTCTTATCATCCCTTATTGTTATATATTTACCCCTATCTTCATTTACTGGATGTGATTTAATTTTTATACGACTACCATCTGTCTTACCATAAAGAAATCTCTTTATCTTACCAATAAGATTCTTATCTACCCATTTATCAGAATATAAATGTATGTTAATGAGTTTACCTCTAGACTTTATTATGCTATTATATCTAATTATAACATACTCGTAATCGTTTATAGTAAATAGTTTTATACTACTACTAATCTCTAGAGCTAAAATCTCTTTTAAAATTGTAGCACTATTTAATGCTTGTTCAGCACCATTACCTTTAACTATATCTAACATTGTAAAAACCTTAAACACAGGTACTCTATATCCTATTACATTTAAAATCATTTTGACTCCTTTACTATTTTAAAATTTTTAACATGACCACCACACTCACACTTATGATTATAAGGCATAAACTGTGTAACACCCTTACATAAACTACACATAAATCTTTTAACTATAACTCTTTTATTTTTAACTAAAGGTTTCTTTTTAAGAGATTTAAATCTACAACTATCGCATACTTTCTCATGCTTAACTATCTCATCAAAACTATCCAAATGACTCTCTCTTAAACACTCTTTACATATAAACTTCATTTTTACTTCCTATATTTATTATCATTAGTTACAATACTAGATACACTATATATTCTATCTAACTCGTTATTACACTTACTACAGACTTCCTTAGAACTTGACTCACTCATAGGTTTATCTATAGTTACCTCATATTTACATCCCTTACACTCATATCTGTACTTCATAATACTGGGAACGATTTGTTTAGTAGTAATTTAATATCTTTAATAATATTTTCATCTACACATCCTTCATTAGAGGCTGCTCTTATACGGACTCTAAAACCATCAATATCGTTATCAGTCATACTTAATAAATATAATTTATCATAAGTTTCATAAAAATCCATAGTATCATAATCATCTACAAACTTTTCTATATGTTTAATAACATTAAACCCACCACTTACTATAAAAGTAGTTGTGATCTCCATAACAAATTCTGACTTGAATATATGTCCTTTAGATATATCTAATAAAATATTATTAACTTCTATACCATGTGAAATCCATAAGTTATTGATATAATCTATAAAGTCCTCTTTTCTAAACTCTTCTTTCATAACTTTTCCTTTTAGTTATTTTAACTATCTAATAGTTCGTATTATAACCACAAGCACACTTTACATAAACATTACTAACTATTTTACCTGTATGTAGATTATATACATTTATAATAGTATCTTTATCATGTGGTTTAAATTCTATAACACATTGACTATAAGACAATACTCTAATGGATGTCATAGTTTCAGATACTAAATAGATCCTAATACCATAGAACTTAACCATATTAAGCAGTTCTTTGGTGGTAATACCTATAACAGTATCTCTGTTAATATATATAACTACAGTCTTTCTTAAAAGCTTCTCTATTCCTACTATGTTAACTATGTTGCCTGCAAATATGTCTGATCTAAATGTCTCCATACTATCATATATAATGTTATCAATACTACCTATAGCTTTATTAAACATATCTAACTGTTCTTTTATAGGTATAACTAGATTATAAATTCCGCCTGTAGGGATTACAAAGCTAGCATCTATATTACCAGTAGGTATTAAACAATTTAAAGTCTTAATAACTTCTAACACTACCTCAGATTCTATATTAATAACCTCAATATTACTTATGACTAAATCAAAGCTATTACCAGTAAATCCAGTTATACTTAACATCTCTATATTAGTAGGAAATAAAACCTTATCATATCTTCTCTTCTTATCCATAAGTATATTATGGTACTTGTTTATAGACCTTTTTATTACATCAAGCATATCCTCACTTACATCAGTAATAAACTTAGCACTAATAATAACCTCGTCTGTTTCTACATTACTATATACCTTAGTATCGTTAATAAAGTAACCAAACCTTAACCATGTCTCTTGTAAAACCTTATCTAACTCATTGTTCTTTATCTCTTCCATAATATCTCCTATCCTTTAGTATAATTTAATATATCTTTTATAGTAACTTAATACTACTAAACTATCCTTTATAACAATTACCTTTTAACTCCTTATATTTATTTACATCTTAATTATATATACCTATAAATTATTAGGTTTCACATAAAAAGCTCATATACATATACCATTAAAACACTATATACCTTATTAACTAATATAAACTATAGTTACTTATAAAAGAATAAGTATATAGAAGATATATACTATAGTTACATACATAAGCTATAGGTACATACTATAAGAGTATTATAAGATATATCTCTATAAGTTATAACAACATATATACTATACACCATAAGGCATATAGTATAGTTATGTCATTTATGTTCGATATTACGATGATTTATAAGTTGTAACCCTATATTACATTTCATCATAATAGAATATTAATCAATATATAATAAAAAAATATATTTATTTATGTTTATATTACTATTTTATCTTTACAAGTAAATAGTACTAGTTAATTAAATATTACTATATAGCTAGTCAAACGATGCCCCTCCTCATCTTTCGATAAGTAGTATGTATAGTAGGAGGGGTATTGTCTTTTTCATTCCGTTCTCGCCTTGGGGCTTCACTTCATTCTGATACTGTGCCCTGAAAAAAGTTCAGGTCTTGGCTGAGTTACTTTCGTTGTACACTATTCATAACTCATATAATATACTAACTAATAAAATAAAAAGTATTAAAGAACATACACAGATACCTAATAGTATCTGTATAAGATTATATTCCTAGTAGTTTCTTAAATAGCTTAAGCTGTATAGAGATAGTCTTCTCTTTTAGTATAAGTGTTGATAAAGCTTTAAAGTCTTTATAGTTGCTCATAGGTATTACAGATAACCCTTTTAGTATAAATGTAACCTCAGTACCTTCTGAACTGTTACTTAACTTTTCATTAAGTAATTTAGGTAGACTCTTAATACCCATAGTTTTACTAACATTAAGATACTCTGTAACATAACTATCTTTAATCTCTTTAAGTGTTCTGTATGTAGCTATAGGTTTAACATAACTATTACCACTCATACTTCTACCTACTTCTAATTTAACATAGTCGGTAAATAGCTCCTTATTCATTTTAGACTTGATACTCTTCTTAGTAACGATAAGTGAGTACATACTTCCACCAACTCTTATTTGTATAGGTTTGTTATTAGTATCATAAACAGATAAAGCTCCTTCCTCAGAATTAGTTTTAAAGAATGGGTTCTTATCAGTAACTATAAGTATACATGGTGTTCCAGACTCTATAGTAAAAACATCAGCTTCACTAACAGATACTTTAGTATTATCTCGTATAGCTTTCTCTATAGCGGTCTTACCTAACTTAAGTATTTTCTTAATCATCTTAGACATTTCACCACTAGGTGTTTTGTTTATCTTAGAGTATGCTTCGCCATAAGCCTTGTTAGCATCCTCAGTTCTCTTAGATGGTATGTTTAATGATATACTTATAGACTTTATATATTCGTCTATAGCCTCTTTCTTTAACTTACTATCTGTAAGTGGTACTAGTTTAATATTCACTTCATATCCTTTTATGTAATTTCAATCAAAAACTTAATGACCCTAAATTCATTGACAATATACTAAAGGATTAATATGGACATCCAAACATACGGACAGATAACATATAGCTATAATAATAGGACTAAACGATATAAGTTTATAACTAATCATACAGATGATTTTATTAAGGCCTTAAAAACACTTATAGGTAAGAGTTCTACTAACCTACTATTTATTAAACCTACTAAGGCTAGTTTTGAGTTCTATGATTTCTTTCTTTTAGAATTTCATTATCTTTTAAAATTAATATTGACTGATGAACATATACTTGGACTAGATATTGGAGCTACTCTATTACAAGAGTTTGTTACCCTATTAGAAACTAAGACTTGGTTAGCAGAAAGAACTATAGATACTAGTAAAACATTTGATTATAAACTTATTACTAAGAATATGAAATACCCACCATTAGAACATCAATATGCTTTATTCGAGAAGTATGCTGAAATGCAAGCTTTAGGTGGTCTTCGTGGCGGATTAGCTGATGCTTCTGTAGGTTCTGGTAAAACTTATAGTTCTTTAGCATTAGGAGAGATGTTAGGTTATGAAACTATAATTATAATAGCACCTAAAAATACTATATACCAAGTTTGGGTAGATAGTGTAACTGAGTCTTTATTTAAGAAAGCTCAAACCTTTGTTGTCTTAACAGGTAATGTTAAACATACTACTGAGAAGTATATCATAACTAACTATGAGTATTTAGAAAAGCTTATGAGGAATAAGAAAGAGGTTCGTAAACTTAAGAGATTAAAACCTATGTTAATCATAGACGAGTATCATAACTATAATGAGCTTAAGTCTAAAAGAACTGAAACATTATTAGACTTTGTTAACTATATCAATTTTAAAGATATGATATTATTAACAGGTACTCCTATCAAGATGAACATTAAGGAGCTACATCCTTTACTATACTTACTAGATAGTAAGTTCTATAAGATAAAAGATATATTTGAACAATTTTATAGGAATCTTAATTTTACTAAAGTTGACTTAATACAATATAGATTTAATCTTTATAGAGAGCGAGTTGATATTGCTGATAAAGATAAAGGTGAGATAGATTTAGAGGAGTATAGATTAACTTTAGATAACGGTAACGATTATACTTTATCAACAATTACAGCTAAGATGGATGAGTATAAACAAAACAGGTTATTAGAACTTTATGATAATATGGATACATATACTAGTGACTTCAATATCATTCTAGATGAAGTTAAGTTAACCCTCACTAAAAGCAATTCTAATACCCTAGGAGAGATAAAAAGACTTCACGAGTACAAATCATTGGTTAAAACTATTAGAGCTAAATCTGATAACAATAGACTCTTTGAAGTTTATGATAAAGTATCAGAAGCTACACTTATAGAAACTGAAGTTATAGTTCCTAACTTATCGCCTATGGATAAGATTAAGTTTAATAATATTAAATCTATTATAAAATATCCTAAGTTAAAAGTACTTGGAGAAGCTCTAGGTAAAATCTTATTAGGTACTCGTATAAGATGTTATAAGGATTTAGCTAAGAATCTTGATTATACAAGTATGTTAAAGTTAACTAATAAAAAAGGTTTAATCTTCTCTAATTACATAACGGTATGTGAAGTAGCTATGAAAGAAACTAGTAATGAAGGTTTTAAACCAATAGGTGTATTTGGAGAGCATGTTAAACATTTAACTTCTACTGTAAATACTTTTAACGATTTAACTAATAAACATACACCATTAATAGCTACATTTAAAGCTCTATCAACAGGTAATCCATTAACAGCAGCTAATGTTGTAATCATAATGGATAATCCTTTAAGGTCACATACCTTAACCCAGAGTATAGCTAGAGCTTATCGTATAGGTAATAATGAGAAAGTATTAACATTCTTTATTATGCTAGATACTGGCGACGAGTTTAATATTACCGATAGAGATTTATTTATAGTAAATACTTCCGAAAGTAATATTGAAACTATTACTGGTAATAAGCCAATATTTGATATACCTAAACAAACCTTAAGAACTGAAATAGAAGATGATGATATATTAGAGGATGATGTAGAGATAGTGCTGAAGGACATTATTAGTAAAGAGATGTCTAACATTAAGTATGATATGATAAATCCTTTAACAGCCATCACTGAGCTTATGAAGAGGGTGTTTATAAAGTAAAAAAGAAAACAATAATACTAACCAGAATTAACTGGTTAGTATATAGTTATTTAATTAACTTATTCGTGAACAAATCATTAGAATAAATTCTCTTTATAGTATATGTAGGTTGCCTATCTATAGTGAGTTTATCTATAATGAAAAGGTTATCTGTTTTACTATCAAGCATAATAGTTTCTCTATCTATTGTTTCGTTACCTATTTTAAGTAAATTAAAGTCGGTTACTTCTAATGTATCGCCGTCTAATAGGTTCTGGTTATTAAATACAGGTGACTCGAACGGTATGAAGTCGAATAGTTCGATATATACTAGAGGTAATGTATCTGTTTTATCATACTCTTTAAATAACTCTATAAGGTACTCTATAACTTCGTCGCCCTCACCTACTTCGTGTGTCATGATAGGTTTAAAAGTGTTAGCTAAGTAATTTAAACCTTTATCAGTGACACCTGCTTTTACTACTTCCTCCATATCTGTAGAGTACAGTGCTATAGTATACTTACGCTGTTTAAATACTTTGTCTGTGACCTCAGTCTGGTATGTAAAGTTGCCTAACAATCTGTTTAATGTGTTAGTTAACTTTAAATCGTAATAGTCAAAAATATCTCTTCTGATAGCAGTATCTATCTCAGGTACACCATTAGGAGACGTCTCAATAACATTACCTTCTTCGTAATAGGTCTCTTCTATATTTTTTCTTTTAACTAACTTATAGCTAATCGTAATAACACTACGTTTGTTATAATTTTTATTAAGTTTTGATGCTTCTACAATATTAACTAAATCTCTAACATTTCTAATATAATCCATTTCTTATCCTTTATTATTAACTTTGAAAGTAATAGCTTTTTGTTGTTCGTTTACGAACATCTCTAATTCTTGAACTGTTTCGTCATAAAGAGGAAGTAACGATGCATTATATTTACTATGGTATAAAATTGCAGTTTTAGGAACTGTATCAGCAACAGGCACTTGTTCATATTTTGGCGATGGTTTATTCTGTGGCGTGTCGATAAACAAATTATCTGTATCTATAGAACCCTTATCGTTATACGACATAGGTGTAACCGTGTCTGTAGATGTTGTTGAGGAATTATTATAAGCCGACGGTTTATTATAACTATTACTAACTGTGTTACTAGTGCTACCATAACCATTAGCTATTTGGTTATTGTTATTACTAGGGTTAAATGGTGTTAGTCTTTTATGAATGTCTAGAATATATTTATTACCAGATCTATCTATAAATAGGTCAGGATTACCATTTCTGTCAGTACCTATTACCTTAATACCGTCTTGATTAAATCCATCATTTTGCTGAACATTATTTTGTATAACATTCCCATACTGGTCACACTGCACATATTGATTACCTTGTACAATGTAGAAATTACCACTAGGGTCTCTAAATACAGGGGCACCATTTGGAAGCTTACCAACTTCTGTTAATTGTAATTGCATATACAATCCTTTATTTTTTATTTGCTTATTAGGCATATTAATTATATATAGGTAAATTTAAATAGAAATCATTTTTTAATGTTAACTAAGACTCTTAAGAGTCTTAGTTATTTTGTTTTTATTCAACTAGGTATATCTGGTGTGTCATCAGGATTATCTGTACTATCATCAACATTATCTACGGGTTCATCCGTAGTATCACTATTAGTGTCGTTAGTATCAGAAACATCTTCGTTACTAGGAGATGTCTCTTCATCAGACCCTTCTTCTTTAACTGTAGTAGCCTTCTCAACATCCTTATTTGTCTCTTCAATATCTCCAGTTATCTCTTTGATAAATGGTAATGCTAATAACTTAAGAACATCTGTATGTGTATTAAATTCATCTAACAAGTTTGAATCAGGTTTACCATTTTCATCAAGAGTAAACATTCTATTAAATTCAGGAAGTATTTTGTTATTAGCCATATATTTTTTAATAAGAACAGTTTTTAAAGCAGACTTAATATTACCGAGCTTACCGCTTAAGTCACCGATGAGCTCCTCTGGTAATGCATCTTCACTGAACAGTTTGTCTAATGTATCATCAAGCATATCTGTATAGTTACCGAACTTTTCTGTAGTGACTTCTTCTGCAGCAACATCAGGTTTTTGTAAACTTACTTTAGTATTGTTTATTAATGAAAACATCAATCTTTTAACAAGTTGATCTTCATTAATATTCTTAACCTTTTTAGAGTCCAAAGTATTATTATTCTTAACCATCTTCTTTTTAATATCTTTTATATTACTAGTTAAAAGTGTTTCGAGTTTAGCTATAAGACTACCATCTAATAATAGTTTCTTTCTAATATCCACAGATAAAAGTTGGTTATATGTCTTCTGTATTTTCTTAACTCTTTTATTAAGTATAAAGAACTGTTGTCTAGCTTGAGTAGCGAAATCTGCATTATAACTCTCTTCTAACATTTCAGGAGAAAAATACAGTGAAGTTAATATATGTTTGTCAATCTTTTCAAATAGTTCAGTATCCACAGGCTTCACTTCATTAGCAACTTCACTTAACTCTATATTCATATCTGGAAATTCTGGATGTTTAGTTTTAACTCTATAACCGAGCTTCCTAGTCCACTGTATAAAAGCATCAGCTTTTAACATTCTTATAGGTAGTTTATACTGTTGGTTCTTAACAACTTCAGCAAGTACTTTTTTAACAGTTTGTCGATAAGTAGGATCATCTGGGTCTAAGTCTATACTAACCTCTGTAGTACTAACACTACTTTTAACAAATGCTAGTATGTTAGTAAATGTCATAATACCTCTGATACTAGCTAATGTAGCAACTCGCTCTAATAATCCTTTACCAGTACCGTTACTTCTGTAATTGATAGCATAGTAACTAACTAATTCTTTAGGTAGATATATTACTTTCATATCAACTTTATCTATAACATACTCTGCCAAAGTTATTGCTAATGTATCGTCTATCTCTATATTAATATCAGTATTAAAATCAAGCTTAGACTCTGTAACATACTCGTTAAGTTTATCTTTTAATAAGAATTTTTTCATATCCTGTATGTTACTTAACTCAGGAACGTTATCTTGTCCTAGATTATTCTTGACAGTATTAATGTTAGTAAAAATACCTTTAAGATAATCTTCATCAGTTTTATCAGCATTATTTATATTAGTACTAATATCTCTACCATCTTTACCTACTAAGTAAAAGTAACCATAATGTATTTTTGGATTATTAGCATCAGCTATAGGTATAATACTAGAGGGATTTACTTTCTTAACTATAGGTTTATCTATATTACTATCTATATTAGTATAACCATTAGCAAACATTAAACTACCATCATAGACTAACGACTCTGTCCCAGATGATATAGTCTTATTACCAAACTTATTATTATAGAACTTAGTCTCAACACCTGATTTAATATCATTATTAGAGAGTGTACTAAGTGTTAGTTCCATCAATGAATCCGTTATTTCTATCTTTAGATTAGTGTCTTTTACTGTAGTAACGTTCTCAGTTCTCTCTTTAGCTCTAACATATGACTCTAACCCTGCTTTTAAGGTAGTCTTATTTAACTTCAACATGTCATTAATAAACATGGTAGGTATATTTAACTCTACATAGCTACCATGTGTATATAGAGATTCTTTAATAATATCATCTAACTTATCTATGATATGGTATTCTTTATCTATATGAGTGTCAAACATGTCTCTAATACTAGATAAAACACTAGCAGGTAAATCATCGTTATTTAACTCTACTAGAAGTGTTTCTGTTTCAGCATCATTAGGAGATATTATTAAAGAGGTCATGATTTCCATAACTAACTCTACTTCAGGATATAATTCTATAATATCAGCAGCGATACTATTTATATTAACCATATTGTTACTAATAGCCTCTAACTCATGTAGAGGTACATTCTCTAATGTGTCACTATCAAGAACTGTCTTAGTCTGCGTCATATTCTCTATCTGCTTAGAGAACTTATCGGGTTTATGTTGTGAGTTGTGTTTTGGTTTATTCGTAGCCATTTTATAATACCTTTTTTAATTTGAGTTATGTACTTACATATTGGGAGAAAACATGAATGATATAGAAGAGTATTTTAGAAATACAATAATATTTGTAAACAGTCTTGTTATCAAAATAGACGAAATCAGAATACATCAGAACTACCATACTTATGTAAAGTATGGACTAACACCGCCTATTAGGTCTAGTAGTAAATACTATCAGAATATTACAGCTGTATTAAATAAAAATGATTATAATGTAGTACTATCTAACGGAGATATTTTAACTAGAGATTATCTTAATAATAATACTTACCTAAAAGAAACTTTAGAGAAGTACGAGTTAGAATTTGATACATTAGTTTTAGCTAACCCAGGTATGTCCGATTATATTAGAGGATGTATTAATAATGTGACCTTAGCACAAGTGGAAGCTTCCGAAGATTATAAGATTTTGTACTATAAGAAAGGTTATTTACAAGATAACGAGCTATCTATCATACCTAAATTAGAGAAGTTTATATATAACTATTTTAATACTTACGGTAACCGTAAGTTCATGATAGACGAGTTATTTCTGCCAGCACAACTTAGCGGACTTTATACAGCTTTAGTTTTATATATAATAACTTTAAAGTTTGATAATATTAAAACTCATAAGGTAGATAACTTTCACTTAGCTAATAGTCTGTTATCTTATAAAGATACTTATAACTATAGTAAGATATTTGATTTATCTACTAACATTTGGTTATATGGTAACATAGATAGGTTAAAGCATAATATAGGTAAAAATAAGATACTAGACGAAGTATTATATAAAGTTTTAGATACTAATAATTACGGTATAGGTAACCTACAAGTGGAAGGATTAGTCCCTTTATTTAATCAAACAGACTTTGAAGATTATACTAAAGAGTTCTATAGTAATGATTATAGACTAACTATTAAAGACAGTAATAGCTCTGTGTATAATATAAGTAATAAAGCATACACACTTGATGCATTTAGTTCAGTCCTAATTAATAATAAACTTATATCTAACTATTCTAAGAGTAATTTAGATATTGAAGATACTTATATTAAAAACCAAACAGGGTTAAAGTTTACAGATATTTTTATTTTAGACCAACCTGAACATATACGAACCCATGAGTATAATATGTTTACATTTCTAATAAGTAATTTAATATACTTAATAAGAAGTAAAAAACCTACATTTGTAATAGATTACTACAATCCTTTAGACACCAAGTTGTATAAGTTAAATGTAAAAGATATTGAAAACATTATAATATATAGTCTTTTTAAATTATATAACATACCAGATGGCGATATGAGCTTAAAGTGTAGCGGTATATATGCTGAAGATACTTTTAACAAGAATAGTGTTTTACAGAAAACATGGTATAAGGATAGAATAAGTCCTGTATTAGACTATATTATAAATGTACCGAATTTGAATCTATATCCTAATAACCCGCTAACATTAACCTATAAGTTAAAAGCCATAAGGCAATTAGATTTAAGAACATGGTTCGTATTGTCTAATATAGTAGACAATACCGCTAAGACAGATGTTAAATATATGATAAGTAATATCTTAACTAGTAAAGAATTTACATATAACACTACGACTATAGCTAGTTATTTAAATAGTCATAAATTATCAGGGTTCTTAAATAATGTTACTATAGGTAGCTTATCAGATCTATTAACAAAAACTACAGGACTAGAAGTAGATGCTACTAAGATACTAACAGATAAGTTTAAGAAGGTTATTAACTTCTTCGATAACTTAACATCATATACTATTGATTTAACTATGGATAATGAGTTCTTGGATAAGCTTATCGCTAATAGCTCTAGCGGCGGTATAAATATGGGATATAAACCATTTTTAGATATTAAGGATACTTCTATAAAGTTTTATGAAGAGCTAGATACCTATATAGAAGCAACAGGGTTCTTGGATACTGTTCTCGACTATACATTAAATAATACTATGTTAACTTCTGTTAAAGACATTACTAACACTTTACCATGCTTAGTTAGTTCTGATATTATACAACCTGTAATAACCCATAGTAGTTCTAAATTATTGAGAGGTAAAAAATATGTTGTAAGTAGTTTTGTTTTAGACATGCTAGATAATGAGTTATTTAATAATCTAGACTATAATACTTTTGATACAAATATAGTTAAAGATACTTTACCAGTATACGGTGACTCTAGTAGTATTGATATTAACAATATAGTATCTGTAGAACCATTTATAAAATACAGAGGTGTCATATATACAGTACGAGGTATGAGTACGTACAGTAATCGTGACAATAATAAAAGTATAAGTTATCTTAATATAGACAATATAACTAGAGTCACTGGTAGTTATGTACCTACAGTAGAGTTACAGCCTGAACTAGATGTAATTGATACTTTATCTATTAATAAAAGACTAGATAGAAACAAGTATAAGGTTGGTAGTAATGTAGTTAATATCGACGAAAGTAACATCTATACAAATATAATAGACACAATGTCAGTAAGTAGTTACGATAATAATAATGTTGTAACAGGTACAAATGACGATGAAATCACAATGGATTTAGAAGTAACGGTTAAAAGTAAATAAATAGTAACTACCATACGGTAGTTACTATAAATCCATTTTCATATGCATCCCCGCTAGATAAGCCTTTAAAGTTTGCGATGTTCTAGTCTGTTCGCCATATTTATCAACAACCTCATCAGGTATATCACCATACTTCTTTATACCTGATATTAAGATATTACTTCTCTGACTATCAGATCTATCTACGTTTAACTCAGTAGCTGTATCTGATAACCCCATACCTATTAGTATCTGTGTTTCAGGATTAGAAATCTTAGCAGAGGCAGATACACCAGATGGTTGTCCTGTTAACAAATCAACATGCTTACTATCGGTACTAACACTAATACCCTTCTCAATAGTTTGCTTAGTTCTCCTAAATGGCATTATTTGTAAAAAGTTTTTATGTAAAGATACTGTACTAGGCATGTCTTTATCGCCAACAGTAGTAACATGCTGGAACATAGGTCTACCGTATTTCTTAGCTATCTTTAAATTATTCTCAACTGTTATCTTATTTTTACTTTGGTCAGAATCAACAATGATATTTAATATATCGCCATCTCTAAATCTAATCATTAAATCAGTAAAATCTTTATCAGACATGTCCTTGAACATGTCCTTATATAGTTTAACATTTAAATCTGATTTAGTAACTTCTCTAATAAACTCTATAATGAAAGCTTCTTCTTTTTTAAATGAACTCATAATAGTCCTTTAAATTAAAGGTATGAATATAAAGTTTTTACTAACATTACCGATATAAGTAACTTCTTTAGTATTCGCACCAGTAGTCACTATTGTATGTTTAGTTAAATCGGTTACTCCTAAATCAGCTTCAGTAATAACTAGTACATCTATAACATTAGCTTTATTACTTATTTTAACACCACCATCATCTATACGATAATTTGTAGGGATATTCAAAGTTCGTAATCCGTTTATATCTAATGTAATAATTTCACCAGAAACACCCACTAGTTTTTTAGGAAGAGCTAAGCTATCGTTAATTACTTCTGCTGGAACATCTAAGTCTGTAATTGTTTTACTACTAAACTTACTATTACCGTAACTAAACGATGTTGTTTTAAGTTCTGTAAATTTAAAATCAGAACCAACTACATCGTCTAGTATAGGTATATTTATAATCGTTTTAGTTAACCCATTGTAGAATAGATTGTTTCTAGTTTTCTTATAACTAGTTACCGAACCTAAAAAAGTTAATGCGTTAACACCATTACTATCATTCTTATATATAGTGTTAATACTATCCTCTATAACAACAGACATTCTTCTAATAGTGTTTCTGTTAACGAAAGTGTCAGTTAAACTAAGGATAGGTAAGTATCCTTGATTAACTATTGTTAAACTACAGTCACTGGGACCAGCATTAGCACCTGCTTGTATCTTAATTACATTTGACATTTAATATCCTTATTATTTAGTAATAAACGGCAATACATTATGTTCTACAAGGTATAACCATTCATCAGTGTTCATCAAGCAATTACATAATGGTATCAGATTACTAACTTCTCTACTATGGCTACTAGGCATAGATAACAAAGTACTAAGTAAAACCTTATTAATAATTACCTGTTGTATAGCATCTTCTTTAGTGTTAAGTTTGGTATCCGCACTACCTATCTTAGCCACTAAAGCTATTTTACGTTTAGTATCCCCTTTAATTTTATTTATAATATCCATAAATAAATTTAAAACTACTCCGTTACTATTAGACTCGTTATATTTTTCAACGCCTTTTTTAATACCGTCACTATTTACTATAGCATGTTTATTTTTTTTCATTTACTGTTTTCCCTTTTTTTAAACCAATATGGTGTATATAATTTCTTTCGTATTCTAAGTAAATCTAAAGTACTTAAGAAAAGTAAATCTGAGGTATACTGATTAGGTGTATACCATCGCCTAGTGTTTTCCAATATAAAATCCCAATCGTAACCTAATTCTTTTATATCGTTATAAAGTTCCTCAGGTTCACATTCTAAATCTTTATATTGTTTCATGAATGTTCTCATTTGTAACATATCGCTAACGATACCTATAGCTCTCCTTAGCTTAGCATCCTCATCTATTTTCTTTCTAACAGTAGTTCTACTAATTTTAACATCAGGGTAAACTGCTACAGCATAGTTTTGTACACTACCAACTAAACCAAATTTATTTGTTTTAATGTAATGGAACTCAGATAACTCTGGTAACACTCCTTCTACCTGACTAACAATTAATTCAGTTAAGTGACCACTAGGACCTGTCTTACTTCTTAGTGTTTTAAACTTAATAATATTTAAGTCAGTAGAGTTATCGTTAACAGAATCAGGATATTCGGGCATCTTGGTATTAGAATTTATTAAAGCCCTTGCAGACATAATGAAATAGAAATGTGTAGATAAATAAAACAACTTACCAGTAACACCTTTAACCTTCATGTTAGCATTCATATGTTGCATCTGCTTAACAGGTTGCGGTGCAAATGGTCCGCTCGCCATATTAATAACTTCTCCAACATGAGCAGTTAAGTAAAAGTTTGTATTAGTCTTAACAGCTATAGTAGGTAAATCTTTCATTACCTTTGTTCTTAGTAATCCCTGTGCCATAAACATAGTGTTAGATGAATTTATATTACCATCAGCAACAGTATCTTGTGTCTTACTGCCTTCTAATTCACTAAAACTATCAATACCTATACTAGACATATAAGGTAATACTAAAGGCTTCCCAGTAATCCTATTAATATAACCATGGTATGTTATGAAACTTTTCTTATCTTTAACCTTCTCTTTAACAGATTTATGAACAGTCTCTATCCAATCCTCAGCACTCATATCTGATTTAGATATAAATGACCATACATCGTCATCGTATAAAGGGTCTTTAGGAATAGATTTCATTCTAGATGTTAACTTGTTAATTCTATCTAAGTTAAATATCATATTATCTTCAGTATCATAGGTATGTACCATAGCCTTGCCCGTAGAATATGCTATGGTATCAGAACTCTTCATGGCTATGAAATGCATCAGAGTAGATTTAAACATATTACCTAACCCAGCTACAGCTGTAACAGCGGCCGCACCACCATTAAGTATTCGTTCACCTCGCTCACCCGTTATAAATGTACCTGTCGGTATATCCATCAATGCGCCTATATTTGTTAATGGTTTTATCGACATAGGGTTAGTAGATTTTATATTCATGTTGCCTCTTTATGTTATATTTTCATATAATAAACATCCTAATAAAAAGGAATATCAAGTAGTTATAGTGATTAATTGATTAAATAAAAAATACCTATAGGATTTAAATATGTTATTAACTATACCAAAATGGCCCTCAACAGGAGGTCTAAACCACTATGCAACTACATGGAAGCTAACTCGTGATTTACAGGGTAAGCAAGTAGAATTATTACTAACCGAGGATACTGTTAATTTATTAGCATTAGAAAATACTACAGTAATACCTACAGGTGCTGTCTGGTATATATCTGCTTTAAGACATCTTAAAGATGCTGCAGGTAATATTGTAAATAACAGTAAGTGGATAGGTCCTAAACCGATTATTAATGATAACAGTAATGTTAATGATTACTTAGCACCTGAATTTACTATTAGTAAACCATATATTAAAAGTCTTAATTATAATCCAGGTACGGGGTTAGAGTTTACACTAATACCAGTTGATGGTAATGTAGGTTATAAAAATACTTTAGTGACTATTACAGATAGTGGTAAGAATACATTAATAAATAAAGTAGTAGATTTAACCACAAGTCAAAGTTTTAATATTAGTAATAATGAAGTAAACTTTGCTTTACATAATACTATACAAATAACGATTATTAATATAGGTAACCATTCTACTATCTCAGCTCCTTATGTAGAGACTATTAATTTAAAAGATGTCTACTATAGAGTCATTGGTAATACAACTAATCTTGACCCTAGAACTCTTAATACATTAGTATTTGAAAACAAAACCTCAGTACCTGTTACGATTGTCTCTGCGGATATATTAAACCTTAACGGAGACCTAATAGATAACTGTACAGTAGTTAACTCTAATGTAACATTGCCTTTAAATTTAGAATTCGGTGAAAGTTATAATATGTATACTACTCTAAGCTATAGAAACTCTTCTAATAAGATAGTAACCTTTAATGAAAGTGTATATGTCACAATCCGTAATAACGATGAAGAAATTCTAGTGGATAGTAATTTTAAGTATAAGAATGAAATTATAAAAGTTAAAGAGTTTGTATTAAGTAGTCAGGATAACAAAATAGATACAGCTCATTTATTTAATAGTGAAGAATTCTTTACTAATTTAACACCTGTACCTAGTACGTCAGGAGATATTGATTTATTTATATTTGATAAAGAAACTAATCTTTTTAATACAGCTAAATCAGCTTTTTATAATATTAACACTAACTTTAGTATAAGATTGTTTACTAAAACAAATGGTGTTATACAAATTCAAAACGGTTCGTCGTTAGAACTAAGGTTCTTTAAATATGATTCTTATAAAGATACTATGAGTTTAATTCATACTGTAGCCTTACCTATAGTAGGGTATTCTCCAGAAGTTAACAAAATATGTTATGTTGGTGGTAAGTTCTACTTAACAGGTGTTAGTAGTAGTAATAAGAAAAATATTCTTATTTACGAAGTTAACATAAGTACTGGTGGTACTACATTAATACATACAGAATCTACAACTGTAAGTATGTCAGACTTAGCTGTAGCTCCTTATAAGACAGATAGTCTAATCATCACACCAGTTAACGGTAGTAGGTTAAAGGTATTTAATGTTAGTACTAAGAGTTTCAAAGATAGTATAGCGATACCTAGTAATTTTATTAGTAAGCACCAGTTTAGTACTATGCTTAATAATGGTAATATTTTTAATATTAGAATTAACGAGATTTCAGGAGTATTAGACTTCTTTATTATAGATATTTACAATAATATCATCATAACTAAGTCAGTACCTTATAATAGTGGGGGTTCTATTAGAAATATGATTAAACTAAAAAATGGTAGTATACTACTAACTATAGCTAATAGTACTAAAAAGATGATTTTTGAGTTAGTGTAGAAATACACTAGCTTGAAACTTTTTTTAAGTAATCTAATGATGGTTAATAATATTAATCAGGATAATAAATACTTAAAGGATAATACATGAGTAATGTAATTAAAAACGCAGCGCCTCAGAATGTAAATCTAGGAGCATATGATAGAAGTATCAAACCAACTCCTCCTAAGCCTATTGTGATTAGTACACATACAGCTTTGATTTTTTCATACTCTGCAGGCGGACCTGTTACTAAGGAACTAGTAGACGGTGGTAGATTATTAGCTTTATATGGTAAAGAGACATTTGATAGAGCTCTACCTTATTTCGGACACGGGACTAGACTAGCTGAAATTGTTTCAGGTGCTGGTAACTCATTAATGATGACTAGAATCATCCCACAAGATAATGATACGATTTCTAACGTAACACTTTATGCAGATGTACTACAAGATACTGTAAATGTTTACCAAAGAAATGACGATGGTAGTTTTGCTACAGATGCTGCTGGTGCTAAGATAGTTGATTCAACTGTTACTGGTTATAGACTAAAGTTTATCACTGAGGTTAACGCTGATGATATCTTAACACCTATTGGTGCTAAGACAACTAAAACTGGTTATATGACTACATCAGGCGGTGCGACATCTAGTCTTATCCCTATTCTAGAACAAAGAGCTGCTTATAAAGGTAAAAAGTATAACAACTACGGTTTTACTATTAATGTACCTACAGCTGATAATGCTCGTAGAACTATCATAGACGGAACTTTAGCATTACCTTATGAGTACGGTATAGTTAAAAGAGCTAATGTAAACTCAACTGGAACTTTCATTAACAATGTTTTTGCAGCACCTTTTGACCAATTTGCATTTAAACTTAATGGTAAAGATAGTGTAACAAATAGTCCAGTTGATTTTAACAAAGTTGTTAAAAAATGGTATTCTACTAATGATCCTTTAAGAGATTTAGTCTATCCAGTTTTAGATGCTCCTTTTGTATATAGAAATAACCTAAACGGTATTTTAGATAAACTTCTAGTGGCTGAACAAAACTTTGCTAATGCTAATGTAACTACTAAATCAGGAGCTACTGTTAATACTGGAGCTTGGTTAGATTTCGTAACTACTGCACCAGTATCTGAGCAAGCAGGACTTATTAACTTGTTTACTGCTAAGTCTATTAACAATGTTCCTGCATTTACTTTTGAGATAGATACAGCTACTGTAACTTTAGCATCTAATCATAAAGACGCATACTTTAGTAAATCAACACCTATCTATTTAGGCGGTGGTAAAGATGGTACATTAGATAAAACTAACTTTGAAGCTGGTGTTTCATTATGGATGGATAAGTACTTAGATAGAAATAGTGAAGTTATGGATGCTGCTATTAATATTGAAAATGTTCTTTATGACTCTGGTTATACTTTACCTACTAAAGAAAATCTAGTTAACTTCATTACTGTAAGAAAGAATACATTCTTAGCTTTAGGTACACATATTGATGATGGTGATAACTATGCAACACTTGATTATCAACGTGCAATTGGTGTTAGTTTAAAAGCTAGACTAGCTTTAGCTCCAGAATCTACATTCTTTAACACACATGTTGCAAGAGGCATCATCGTAGTTGGTTCAGGTCTGGATAGAAATGATCCTGAAAATAAACGCTATCCTTTAGTTATGGATATTGCTGGTAAAGCTGCTCGTATGATGGGTGGTGTTAAATGGAATAAGAACCTTATCTTTGATACTGGTGCTAAAAACATTATCACTAACTATACTGATGTAGAGCCTAAGTTTGTTCCAGGTGGTATTATAGCTGACCTATGGGATATTGGTTTAATCTGGCCTGCTAACTATGACCGTGAGACTTCTTACTTCCCAGCAATTCAAAGCGTGTATGATAACGATACTTCTGTTATGAATAACTTCTATGCTGGTATGGCATTAACTGTTGATAACAATATCGCTTCTGCAGTATGGAGAACGTATACTGGTAATGTTAGTCTTAAACCTGCTGAATTTGTAGCGGCTGTTGAAGAAGACGCTAACAGAAGACTTAATGGTGTATTCGATGGTGTTATTACCGCAACTGCAAGAGTTGAAATAACTGATTTCGATGCTGCTAGAGGATATAGTCATACATTAATTTCTAGTTTAACTGGAAATGTAATGAGAACTGTACAAACACACTATACTGAAATGTATAATAACGAAGTTTAAAAACTTCGTTAATTAATAAAGGAAAATATTATGGCACAAGTTTCAACTGTAAGTATTGGTAATGAATATTTAAACCCTAATGACACTAATCAATATGTCGGGGACGGATTACCATCTATAGATATTAGACATGGTGGTCAATGGGGTGCTTTACCTATCATTGGCGGTATAGAAAATGGTAAATCTATTAATGAATGGATGCATGAGCAAAAGTATCAAAAAAGACCTGTTATTCCTACTGTAATTTCAGTTCCTAAAATGTTTGATTTATTACCTAACGCAGAGGCATGGAAGTCAGCTGTTAAAGCTATGATTGAAGTACATGCTAAAACTATTACAGGTATTGACTCATCTTTAACTGTAGAGACTGCTGAAGCTGATTTAGGTATTAGTGGCGCTAAGTTTAGAGAGTCTGTTAAAGTTACAAGAGCTAGTACTACAATAGCTATCACTCTTGAAGAGAAAGTCGGTAATCCATTTGAGATTCTTCTTGATGTTTGGATTAGATATGGTTTAGAAGATCCTGAGCTAGGTGCTCCTCTTATTACACGTATTGTTGGTAAAGATAAGTTACCGAAAATCTGGTCTCCTGAATGGACAACTATGACAGTTCTTTATACTGAACCTGATGTATTCTTAAGAAAACCAGTTCATGCTTGGTTAGTATCTAATCACTTCCCAACCTCTAATCCAGATATTACTGGCGGTAAAGATAAAATGGCTTCTAGAGAGTTTAAAAATATCTCATTAGAACTAGGTGGTTTCGCTATTCCACATACTAACAAAAGAGTTAAGAAACTAGCACAAGTTGTTCTTAATAACTTAGAGTTATGGAATAAAGACCCTGAAGATATGTTATTACCTTCAGACACTGTTAACCCTTCTATAGCTGAATTAGATAATGTTAACATCTACTATGACGGTATAAAAGGTAATACAGATAGTAATGCTGGCGGTTCAGCTGGCTCAGCTACAACACCTGCATAAAAAAAAAGAAACTATACATAACATAGCTTAGCTATGTTATGTAAGTCTTTTAAAGTGTTTTTTACGAATTAATGATAGCTTTAGCTAAGTCATTACGTACTCGTTTTAAACTAGCCTTAGTCATACTAGAACTAGCTCTAGTTACTTCAACATTGATACTAGGTTTTGTAACCGTCTTATCCGTTCCTGGAATACGATGTGTTACTTCGCGTTTAGTATAGACACCAATACTGTCATGTTTACCAGCACCGAAAGGTGTAACTACACCAACCTTAGTAATAGCTTTATCACCATTATATGTAGCCTCGATTACTTCGATAGATTTATCGAACATACCTTTTGAGTACTTAGCTTCAAATTCATTAACAGCATCAATAGTCTTAGCACTAATACCAACCTCTTCAGCTTTGTTATAATATAACTTAGCATCTTCAGGAACTACTGTAGCTACGTTATCAGCTACCTCTGTTTTAAATTTAACATCATCAAATTTTAAATCGTTTACAGGTATAATACCTGATACTACCGCTGGTTCAACTTCAACATTATTTACTACTGTACTCATGAGAGTCCTTTATTTTGATTAATCTTTATACATGTTTATAGGTACCATAACATATATAAGTCAACTTAGTAATATATTGTTAAAAAATGTTTGGACTCATTATTATAAATTAATTTGAATAACATAAAAGGATTAGCTATGAGTTTATCAATATCCAAGATAATAAAAACTAATGTAGACCCTAGATTAGTTAGCGGTTTTACACTACCTAAGACACCTAACGATAGTAGTAAACATGCAAAAATAGATTTATGTAAAATACCTGATATGTCAGGATTAATTGGTTCTATTAATTTACCAAATTTTAATCTACCTAATTACACCATGCCAAATATACATTTTCCTAAATTTAGTATGCCTAATTTAGACTTCCCTAAATTCGATATGCCTGGTATAGATTTTACAAGTAACTTTGATTTCGACCTACCTGACTTTACTAAATTTAAAATAGATGGTTTAAAACTTCATGGGTTATATAATCCATTTAAATGTAGTTTAGGTAAAGCTTCATGCTTATAAAGCTGCTTATAGTAAGTTAGGTAACATAAACTGTAATGATAAAGGTGAAGCCGCTAGTGATAGTAAGTTAAAAAAACTAACATTATTAACAGCACTTAACTCAGGTAACTGTGCTAAAGTAGCTGCTAAGGTTGTTACTGAAACAGCTAAAGATTTAAGTTTGCTAGGAGTAGATACTAGTGCGGTAAGTAAAGGTATGCAAAATACAGTAGTTAAGTCTGTTGTTGATAATAAATTTGATATAGGTGCAGCTAGTAGTTTATTAACAGGTAATAATACAATAGGTATGATAGCCTCTAATATACAGACTTCTAGTACTCCATTAGATAAGATAATTAAAGTTTCTAAAGCAACCAATATATTAAAAGATAAGACAAGTATAGTAGACTATGCTAGTAAAGTTAGTAGTAATAAGTCATTATCTAAGTATGTAACAAGTCCGTTAATGAACCTAGCATCAAATGCTTCTAAAGATACAGCTAGTAGTGTATCAACACTCCCAACTACTAAGAGTTTAAACAATAGTCAAAACTTAACCTTATTAGGTAAAGCTAGAGGATTGGTTAGTAGTAACAAGATGTTAGATATAAAGAAGATGATAGCATAAAAAAAAAAAGATATTACAACAAGGTCTTAATAGACCTTGTTGCAACATCCTTCTTTAAAATGACTAAAGTATATGGCAGCATCACCTGCTGTTAATTTTTCATTCCACAAGTTTTGCTCTACCATAAAAGCTTTGAACGCGTAGTGTTGTTTCTTATTCATAATTTATCCTTTAGATATTTTACCTTATGAGAGGCTGTACTTTAATGTACTATATAAGTTATATTTAATAACACGATGTTTATTTACATATTAACTATATATAACTGTAAATATTTGGAGTTCATTTAGAAGTTCTCAGAATAGTTAACATTTTTTCTGCTACCAAACACTGAGAATATAGAAGTACCTACTAGTGTATCGCCTACTCGAGATGCCCAATAGTCTGACGACATTAATAATCCAGCTCCTTGGAAGTACCTACTAGCTTTAATCTTAGCTTTATCGAATTGATGAACAGTGCTATATAAGTCTCTTGCACATAAACTTTGTATATATTTACTTATACCTGATTCATCATCGAACATAATATTACCACTACTGAATAAATCATCTACTACAGGAGCAGCTGTTAAAGTACTAAAATCAGTTACAGTAAATGTTATGTCTAGTCCTAATGTTCTTCTTTGTTTATTATAAGCTAGATTAGTAACACCTTTAGTAATAGAAACTGATGTAATCATACCTCTATCTATTCTTTGTGCACCTCTAATAAACATATTAAGACCGAAAGGACTTGTATAAGACCTAGCACCTGTAGACATTGGTAAAGCCATAGCTAATATCGCTGCTGTAGGTATAAAAAGATTTTGTAGTTGTGCTATAGGGTGTGCCGATGGTGACCTTAAGCTTATTTTAAAACTTGTTGTAGGTAAACTTATAGAACTATTCTCCCATCTCTTTTCAGAACTAATATTAGCACCAGCTAGAAAACTAGCTACGACATTAGTAGCACCTAATGTTAACCCGTCTGCAGTACCTACTAGTACATCAGTAGCAACACCAACAGCAGTTTTTAAAGTCTCACCACCAACAGCACCTAGGTTGAACTTAAGATTCCTCCAAGTACTACTAGCAGAGTTAACAGTTTCATCTAACCCAACACTAGTTGTACTGTTAGTAAAAGTAGTTGTAGATTGACCTAAATGCTCTACTCTAAAAACAGCATATCTGGCACCTTCGTTCCATACTGATTTAGTAGTCTCTAAGAAGTTATCTGTCCATGTTGGAATGTCTTCATCTCTACCAGCTCTATTTATAGTACCATCTTTTTGTTTACCTACAAAGTTTTCAAAGTTATCTTTAGACTTATTTATACTACTATTAATATCGTTTAATTCTAATGTTAAATCTGTAGCTTGGTCTTTACTATTAAACATCTTATCTTTACGTAATGTAGGCTTTATCTTTTCCCATAAATCCCCAACTTGTTGGGATGTTATCATATCTATCTTCTTAGTTTTAACATTATAAAGATTAGCTTGCTCATTATTTAAATTTAATGTACTCAGTTCTTTAGTAGCCAACGCTTTCTGTTTTTGAAGTTTATTATACATTATCTGTGACCTAGCGACCATAGCATGTACATTAATAGCATTACCAGTAAGACCATCACCTGTAGTAACTAATCCTGGCATAAGTTTATTCATAGATTGTATATCAACACTATCTGGTTTTAAAGGGACACCTAGTCTAGTAGGATCTTTTGTATCATCCATAAATACTGGAGCTAAAACTCCTAACTCAGTAAACATCATAGTAGCTATAGAGTTAACTGTAGACCAATATAAGAACATAGTAGGTTTTAAATAATAATGGTCAAATCTACCAGGACCTGCAGTTAAGTTCGTTACAAGGTTTAAAGCAAACTTTGCTAGTAGTAAACCAATAGTTATTACAGGGAATGCTAAAAATACAGCAGTAACTCCTATAAGTTTACCGCCATCATAAAAGATAGCACTTCTACCGCTATTAGCAATAACTGCTGTTTTATAATCTACAGCTGATAGTAAATGAAACAATATATTATTAGCTTTAAAAATACCTAGTTCAAAATAGACATGTGT